GACTATGACAGCACCCAGAGTATTTGCAGAGAACATCCCCAACATCCACTCATACGATGTACAGAACTTCTTCAAGGCGTATGCCCCTGACTTCTGGCAGAATGTACAGCTCGGCTACGTCCGAGACTCAGAAGTGTTTACTATGGGCAGCAAAGTGCTCGCACTCGCTGATACTGACGGCTTGGTTAACGCCAAGTACAAGGGAACGGTAGCGCCCAACACTGGCCCCATCCCTCGTGAGTATGACTTCTACGGTGACATTGGCCTGCCTGCCACCGACACGGTGAGGGCAGAGAGTACCTCCTCGGAAGATACCTCCTACATCCGCATACGCGGTGTACGGTCAGATGGTATCGAGACTGAAGAGGTTCTGAAGATGAACGGGACTACATTCACCGAGTCCCAGACGCTCTGGCTTACAGTACACTGGGTAGAGTATTTGCCCTACCTGCGCCCCGACAACGAGGGCGGCAAGCAGTATTACAACGAAGGCGAGATTACCTGCTCCGACCCGGAGTTGGATGTGTACCCCTCGATGGTTATGGAGCCGAAGACTTGTAGAGCCTCGAACTCTATCTATCGCTGTCCTAAGTACATGAAGGCGTTCATAGTCGATCAGTGGTTCGATGTCGAATCCGGCTGTTCGCAGGGCATCTTCATACAGGATGAGAACAGGTATGTCGCGCCAGAAGACACCAACTTCGGCTGGCACCAGCTATACGAGGGACCAGTCAACAATGGGGGTGTCTCCAACCAAGTAAAAGCACGCCGGTCGATAGACGACGGCGACTACTGGGCTCTGCTGGTACGGAACCCATCTGATAGCTTGATCAACTGCTACTGGCAGCAGAGAATAGTGCAGTGCGTTATCGACTATGCCCCTGAAGAGTACACGCTCAACAGGGTTTGGCCTGCTGGTGTTAGTAGTTTTGGAGACCTGATGCCATGACTTGCGATAGCTGTGAGATCCAGCCGGATGGCTCTACAGTCGTCACTCCCGGTGGTGGTGGTCTAGGGTATGTCCTCGCAACGTGGGGAGGTAACGTAGTGACCATCGGTCGCCACCCCGCGATAAACGGGGTATCCACCGGGCCGGAGATCACCAGCTTAGGTGTTGATGCCTCTGCTCAGGTTTCTGCTGACGGGACAATTGACACGGTTACCTATTACAACACTACGGGCGACAACACGACGGAGTTCCAGATTATTGTGAACGGTGTAGTCGCATATACCTTTGACTCTATGGGCTTCGGCTTCTACGGACAAGAGACGGGTATTGGTGTGCCAGTCGTCATGAATGACAATGTGGCTATTAGGTATAGCGGAGGGACAGCACCGGGACCGGGTATCTACACGATGTACGTTAACTAACAGAGGAGCCTTTATGACCATCATCAGAGACAAAGCAACTGGACAGATCGTAGCTGGTGGTGGTCGCCAGAAGGGCTCCAAGAACAAGATTACTCTTCTCAAGCTCATGGGCGAGCAGGCAGTCCGTGAGAATAACGCCGAGAAGATGCTCGAAGTCTGCACATTGGTAGTTGAACAGGCTCTAAGCGGAGACAAGACAAGCCAGAAGCTAGTCTGGCAATCAATGGTCTCTAACGGAGTCAACGACGACAAGCAGGCCACTGAGAAGGTGGAGATCAAGATTGGGGCTATAGCTAAGCCCGAAGAAGTAACAGTTATACAACATCCATCAACCGAGGAAAGTGACAATGGATAAGATGAGCAAACAATGCAGCGATTCCGCACAAGGTGGTGTCGGTGTTAAGAAGTCACCCAGCTATGAGTCTTCTATCAAGAAGGCATCTGTTGGTGTTAAGTCTGATGCCGGCGGCGTTCCGCAGGGGCACTCACGAGGGAAGCAAGGATAATGGCTAAGCCCGGCAAAGGAGTCAACAAGACTCGCGCAGCTAAAATGGACGGACTTGGCAAGGCTATCGGCACGCGCCGCGATAATATCGCTCGCGGCCAGACGATGGGTGTCGGCGTCTCAGCGTACAAAGCTGGTCAAGCACTCAAGCGTCGCAAAGCTGCCAACAGGGCAGCGGCTGAGCTTTCCGATTAATCAAATCCCATAGTCACTTGGTCCTTCGCCCGGTGCGCGGGACGTAGAGGAGGTGATCCAGTATCTACTGGCAACCACTATGGATATATCCCTACATCCACATCAACTAGAGATATTCCACGACGAGCACCGCTATAAGGTGGTTGCTGCGGGTCGGCGGTTTGGTAAATCTTACCTTGCTGCCGCCTGTTTATACGTGGAAGCAGCCAAGACAGAAGTAACCCGATCGGATGGTGTCACGGTAGATCTGACACTGGAGAAGGTATACTACGTTGCTCCAACCTTCACGCAAGGGAAGGAGATACTTTGGCCTGTACTCAAAGAGCTAGGTGGGTCTCTGATCCAGCAGACCTACGAGAACGAAGCCTGCGTTAAGTTGGTTAACGGCAGGACAATACACATCAAGGGCGCGGATAAGCCTGATTCCCTGCGGGGAACTGGTCTGTCGTATGTTGTCCTTGATGAGTATGCCATGATGAAGCCAGAATGCTGGGAGATGATCATTGTTCCGCAGCTTGCAAGATCTGAGGGCAAGGCTCTCTTCATCGGCACGCCAGATGGCAAGAACCACTTCTATGAGCTTTGGCAGCAGGCCAAGCTCGAAGAGAACCCTGAGTGGCGGGCATTTACCTATCACTCAAAGAACAACCCGTTCCTCCCCAAAGCGGAGATGGAGAACCTCGCAAAGAATATGTCCGCCGAGAAGTATCGGCAGGAGATGGAGGCATCCTTCGAGTCCGGTGGTGGGGTCATAATGACCAAGGATATGTTCTCCTACGCGGAGAGCCCTCCTGGGGACTGTTATATTGCTTGTGACTTGGCCGGCTTTCAGGCCGTCGAAGGTGGCAGGAAGGTAAAGAAGCTCGATGAGCACGCAATAGCAATAGTCATCAACCACGCTGGTGGATGGCACATCAAAGAAATCATACACGGGCAGTGGGACACACGTGAGACCGCTCTGAGGCTGGTTAAGGCGTATCGAGACCACAGGCCCAATGCGTTTGGCATTGAGAAGGGAATGGCAATGAATGCTGTTATGCCCTACCTCAATGATGAGATGAACAGGTTGGGCACGTACTTCGAGGTGCAGCCTCTCACTCACGGGAACCAGAAGAAGATCGACCGTATCACTTGGGCGCTCCAAGGGCGCGCAGAGAAAGGTAGGATCACCTTAGAACGAGGTGGCAAGTGGGTTAGACACTTCTTGGAGCAAGCAGTGGACTTCCCCTCCCGTCTATCACATGACGACTTGCTAGATGCAGTTGCTTACATTGACCAGTTGGCGACCCCGTACTACGACGGGGAATACGTAATTGATGAGTGGCAACCTATGGATGATATTGCAGGATACTGAGCATGGGATTACCTAACAAGATGGGAGACAACGACCAGCAGGCGGCTACACAGGCTGTTGGCGGACTTGCGCCTTGGTGCATGGCTAAGGTCAAGCACGGCAAGGAATGCCGGGATGAGATGTATGAAGCCCGGTGGAAAGAGTACACTCGCCTCTGGAGAGGCTTTTGGGCATCAAACGATGCCAATGCTGACTCTGAACGCTCACGCATCATTACTCCAGCATTACAGCAGGCAGTAGAGATGACTGTCTCCGAGATGGAAGAGGCTGTCTTCAACAAGCAGGCTTGGTTCGACATCTCTGACGACTACGCAGATGAGGAGCGGGACGACGTTATCGTATCCCGTGACCTGCTGCTGCAAGACTTCGACAAGGACCACGTGCCTGATGCAATCTCCAAGACCTTTCTGCTTGGGGCCATCTACGGCACTGGTATCGCTAAGATCATTGTCGGCTCAAAGGAAGAGCATTTCATCTCCCAGCACGGAGTTGAGCAGCGGTCGAGAGTAGCGGTCTCCCTAGAGGCAGTACGCTGTGACGAGTTCGTTATCGACCCCTCAGCCCTGAGCATCGAGGAGGCGCTGTTCGTTGCCCATCAGGTATATAAGCCGCTACAGTACGTGAAGAGCAAGCAGCGGTCTGGTCAGTTCAAGAACAACTATGTCGGTCCTTACACCGGCAACAAAGCAGATACATACGGAACCAGCAAGTTCGACAGCGCTCAGGCGCAAGACGGTGGAGTGCTCATCACTGAGTACCACGGTCTGGTTCCAGCTCACTACATCGACGGTGTAGAGGGCGAAGGACAGGGGATGGTGGAAGCCATTGTGACGATTGCCAACGAGGGAATTCTCCTCAAGGTCGTCAAGAACCCCTTTCTGATGAAGGATAGATCATTCATTGCGTATCAACACGATACGGTCCCCGGAGAGTTCTGGGGGCGGGGAGTCTGCGAGAAGGGCTATAACCCACAGAAAGCACTGGACGCCGAAGTGAGAGCGCGTATCGACGCTCTTGCACTCATGTCAGCTCCTATGATGGGAGCAGATATAACGAAGTTACCACGTAACGCCGACATGCGAGTTAGGCCGGGTAAGACCGTCTTCACACGCGGCAGGCCAAGTGAGACCTTCGAGCCACTCTCCTTCGGCAACCCAGCAATACTGGCGCATACCTTTAACCAGTCCGGTGATCTTGAGCGGATGGTACAGGTAGGCACAGGCGCTATGGACTCTGCTTCGCCCATGAGCACCAACAGGCGGAACGAGACTACTGGCGGAATGAGTATGATGCAAGCGTCCTTCATCAAGCGCTCCAAGCGCACGATGCAGAACGTAGAGCGACAGTTCCTCGATCCTCTGATCAAGAAGGCAATCTGGCGCTATGTGCAGTTTGATGGTCAGCGCTACCCGCAGGACTTGGAGTTCTCAGTCAATGCCACTATGGGCATCATGGCTAAGGAAGTAGAGAACCAGCAGCTTACCCAGATGATGGGTTATGTGCCGCCGGAGTCGCCGGCTCACAGCATCTTGCTGAAGGCTATCTTCGACAACACAGCCTCCGCAGGCAAGAAGGAGCTGAGCCAAGCTATACAGGCACAGATGCAGGGACCGTCTCCTGAAGAGCAGCAAATGCAGCAGATGCAGCAGCAGATGCAGATGCAGGCCGCTAAGCTTGAGCTACTGGCCAAGGAACTTGAGAACCAGAAGGTAGAGGCTGAGATCGCTGAGATCAGAGCCAAGACCCTGCACACTGAGATCAAGGCTGACCTCGAAGACGATAAGGTCGAGATCGCAGCAGCTAACACTGCTATCGGAGCTGAGAACGCTCGCATTAAGCGAGAGGGCAACATCAGCAAGGAGCAGGTAGAACGGGAGAAAGCACGTGCAAAAGGTTCACAACAGGCGGGATAAAAGCCATTACTTCTGGGTAGACGGCAGGATACAAGCCTACTCCCTGAAGGTCGCCAGCAACACAATCCGCGATATGGTGCCCTGCCTGCACTCAGCTAGACTGACGCAGGAAGAGGCACTAGCCCTGCGGGGCGAACAGGAGATTCGGCTTTATATCAGGCATCCACTAGACAGGTTTGTGTCTGCGTGGAAGTTCTTCTCGCGGACGGGCAGGCATCTAATACAGCGCCCCGGCATACCAGTGTGGGCGGACAAAGGGCTGAGATCAGATATACCACTCTGGGAGTGGGCTGATTTGGCACTTGAGTTCGAGGACATGCACTGGGAGCCACAGGTCGAGTTTCACACACTGAGAGGGCAGTTTGTGCCTAACAGAGTGATTGACGTAGCGTACCTCGGTGGCCGCAAGTCAAACAGAACAACACACGGCACGGTAGACGAGGAGTTCGCCAACCACCCAGAGTTGCGGAAGTGCCTAGAGGAGAAGTATAGAGAAGACTTAGAGCTATTTGAGCGTGTCGTCGGGAAACCGGACGGCATAGAAGTATAGTCCAGAGGCAATTAAGGAGGTCACATGGACATTGATGAACTACGAGACTTTGAAGAGCTTTTCAGCAGCAACGGCTGGAAGCGAGTAGTAGAACAAGCAAAGCTGGAGATTGACGGCATCAAGGATACCCTTGCAAGCCAGATCTCTCACGATCAAGCCCAGTTCTTTCGCGGGCAGATCGACCAACTGTTGGCAGTCATCTTCATGGAGCAGAACTTTGAGACTATGCTCCAAGTGGAGGAAGACAATGCCGATCTATGACTACAAATGTGACGAGTGCCTTACCTTCTTCGAGAGGATGGTGCCTGTTGCAGAACGAGAACTTCAGCAATGCCCAGAGTGCCTAACGATGGCTCCCATGCGGATAAAGTCAGCGCCGAGGCTCAGTTCTAAGATGGGGCTAGATCCCGACTTCCCAACGGCGTACAGCCAGTGGGGCAAAAGGCGGGAGAAGCTCGGATCGGGCAAGATGAAGACCACCGACAATCAGAAGCTCGATAACTCACGCGACTGGGACAAAGAACAGTATGCGGCGAAGGTAAGGGCTGACAAACGATAGCGGACAATCCGGCACCTCGGGACCGCTACTAACCGTGGATAATAGCGATTGCTACCACATACAAGAGGGATGTAAGACGATGGCAAAGTTTGAAGATTACGCTAAGCAGACGGATGAGCTGGACAACGAGATCGAGCAGGCAGGCACCGAGTCAAGTGAACGCAAGGCAGAAGTGCCTGAGCGCTTCAAGGACAAGTCAGCCGAAGAGATCGCAGCAAGCTACGTGGAGCTGGAGAAGAAGTTCTCCCAACAGGGGAACGACCTTGGCACTATGCGTAGCCAGATCGACCAGTTAGTTCGACAATCTGAGGAGCAGTCTCAAGCTGCTGCTGAGCAGGCCGAAGAGCCTGATCCTGTGGATATTGATGCCCTTTACGAAGACCCAGAAGCTGCTATTGAGCGGGTCATCGAGAAGAAGCTCAGACCGCAGTTGGAGGCGCAGGCCCAACAACTCGCTGCACAAGATACTGAGAAGCAGCTCGCGGCTATGGATGATAAGTACGATGGCTGGCGGGAGACTGTAACCACTCCTGAGTTCCAAGAATGGACTCAGAAATCCCAGTATCGCCAGAGAATGGCGGCAGGAGTTAGGGAACGCGGCGACATAGACGCTGCCAACGATCTGTTGGAGCAATACTACGACACTCAGGTTAAGCAAGCCAGTGCTGAGAAGAAGGAAGCTGTTGCACGTAATCTCAAGGACGCTCAGATGGAGACTGGTTCAGCCAGCTTCGCGGAGCCGAAGGAGACGTACTCACGTGTGGATCTTCTGGACCGGCGAATAGCTGCCAAACGAGGCGACCAAAAGGCGCAACGGTGGCTACAAGCTAATCAAGGCAACATACAGGCTGCTTACGAAGAGGGTCGCATAACCGACTAACTCTTAAAGGAAAGCAATCATGGCAACTGCATTTGGTACTAACCACGTAACTACCGTTGAGGCATCTGCTGCTTCACGTACTCGTTCCAACAGCGCCTTTATTGGCGAGCTGTGGGCTGATGAGATCCTGGCTGCATACAAAGCCAACCTCGTTATGCCTCAGTTGGTTGTGAACATGAACCACACTGGCAAGAAAGGTGACACCATTCACGTGCCTCGTCCGGTACGTGGCTCAGCTTCTGCGAAGGCTGCTGAGAACGTCGTTACTCTTATCGCCAATCAGGAGCTGCAAAGCAACTACCTGATCGACCAGCACTACGAGTACAGCCGTTTGATCGAAGACATCGTTACCGTTCAGGCTGAAGACAGCATCCGTGCTTTCTACACCGACGACGCTGGCTATGCCCTCGCCAAGCAGGTTGACGACGCGCTGCACGCTCAGGCCGAAGGCTTGAACGGTGCCGGCATCTACGGCGCAGGCGCGACTGTTGAGAACCCTGCTTACGACGGCACGTACGACTCTGCTGTTATCGGTTCTGACGGTGCTACTGCTTACAACGACACCACTGGTAACGGTGCTGCACTGGCCGACGCCGGTATCCGCGCTATGATCCAAGCTCTGGACGATTCTGATGTCCCGACTATGGGTCGTTGCTTCGTTATCCCGCCGGTTGAGAAGAACAACCTGCTGGGCATCAACCGCTTCACCGAACAGGCTTACACTGGTGAAGTCGATCGTGGCAACAGCATCCGCAACGGTTTCGTTGGCGACCTGTATGGCAACGAAGTATATGTCTCTAGCAACTGTGCGTCTCTGGTCTCTGTTGACACCAAGAGCTACCGGGCCGGTCTCTACCTGTCTAAAGAAGCTCTGGTTCACATCGAGCAGCTGAAGCCTCGCGCTCAGACTCAGTACAAGCAAGAGTGGCTGGCTGACCTGTTCACCGCTGACATGATCTTCGGCAAAGGGATCTTGCGTCCTGAAGCTGGTATCGTGTTCATCGTACCTGCCTAATAGGCACCCGCCCCCTTCGGGGGGCACCTAATTCTAATGGAGGTGTTTATGGACACAACATGGTTCGTTGAGCACTTCCCAGTGGCTCTTATACAGGGCCACAGCGACGTTGATACTAGACACAACGCGCCTTGGTTCGACAAGTTCCAGTCGGACATAGAGAAGAATGGACTGGCATCACCATTGCTGGTCAACAACAGGCAGGACAGGAATCCTGCATTCTATATCGCTGCCGGCAACAACCGGCTGCAAGCAGTCCGAAGACTGGGCTGGACAACAGTTCCCATTGTAGTGTTTGGAAAGCACCCCGGTGTAGAGGCAGTGGAGCTGCCCACATACGAGGATGTCCAAGCAATGATGGGCGACGGCATCGTCGGCGTAAAGATGGACGGTGGTCTAAAGCTAAACAACGCACTACTGCCCAATCAGGGCAAGTTCCCAAAGGGCAGATACTATGGCAGAACGCAGATGGAAGGGAATCAAGCAGGGACTGCCGGGAGACTGTGATCTCACCGATCTGAGGGACTTCACTGACGGCGACATGGTTCAGTGGTCCTCCTCCCTATACAAGTGGGAAGTCAAAGCGGCAGCAGACACTATAGACCTGACTGCCAACTACGTCTGGACTGGCACACACGAGTTCGACGCAGCAGTAATATTCGACAGC